CTATTGGACATGACCCTATTGCACACTGCATTTCCAAAGTGATTGGTAAAAAAGTGAATAAACAGCGTGCTAATTTAGACCTAGGATATGATGATAAGGTTTTATTAGTAACTGTTAAAGGACGTTTACCTGAGAATCCGGATTTTGTGAAAGTGAAAGATAATCTTACATTTAGTTTTGTGAGATTCGAACAACAAACAATAAATGATATTGAAAAAAGTCAAAATGAAATAAACAATTTAATAATGGAGGCGATTTAAAATGGCATTACAAAAAGTTGAAAAAGGACCATCAGAAGAGAAATACTGGACACCAGAAAAAAAAGGAGACTATGTAGAAGGACATCTTTATGGATATGAAGATGGAGAGTTCGGTAAACAGATATTATTGTACAAAGGATACGATGAAAGCAAAGGAGAATACATTCTTCAATCTTGCCCGGCTCATGCTGATCTTAAAAGATTTTATGTGAATCTTGTTGAAGATGCATTTACTCGTGTTGAGGTGGTAGAGGTTATTCCTCCTAAAAGCAAAACTGGTTATCCTAAATACATTTATGAAGTTTATCAGGATGTTGAAAATACAATGACTTTTCCTGATAAAGAGGATGCGAAAGCAAGTGATTATTCAGCAGAAACTGGTGCTAATGATGATAGTTATTATGCTGATGAATAAAAAAAACTTGAGGAGTGTATTGTAAATGGATAATGAATTAGTAGCTGTAGAGTCACATTCTACAGCTCCACAATCTATTGATTTGATTAAAAACGAATCAATAATCAAACAAGAGAATACTCAGGCATTAGCTGTAATTACTGAAATTTTGAATAATAAACCTGATCCAGTTATGATTAAAAATAAAAAGACTGGAAACGAAAAAAGGCATCTGGAATATGAAGATTGGATTGCTTTAGGCAATGCATTTGGAGTAGATGTTATAACTGGTGATGCTGAACCTGTTGAAGTTTTTGAAGCTAAAGGATTCAAAGCTAAAGCGAAATTAATTCGTGTGTCTGATGGTACTGTTATTGGTGGTGCTGAGGCTTATTGTTTAGATAATGAACAGAATTGGTTGAATAGGGATTATTTCCAAATGGCTAGTATGGCGCAGACAAGGGCTGGAAGTAAGGCATTAAGTAATGCGTTACGTGGTGTTGTTGCTTTGCATAAATCTTTGAGTGGAACTCCTGCTGAGGAAATGCAAAGGATTGTTAATAATGATTCAAGCCCTAAACAACCTGCTCCGAAACCTCAGTCAAATAAATCTAATGTTCCAAAGTCTAACAATAAACCTAAAGCTCCAAGTCCTAAACCTGCAGTGGATGAAGAAGCTATTGAGGTTGAGGCGACTGAAGTTAAAAAGACTACTGTTAAAGAAACACCAAAAGAAACTCCAAAAAAATCTTTTAAGGAAATCTGTGACAGTAACCCTGAATTAACTTTGGCAGTTGAAGAATTACAGGCAACTGAAACCACAGTTAATCGTGATACTGTATGGAATAAGTTATTGGATTTGTTGGATATGAACAGAATAACTGACAGTGAATATCAAAAAGCAAAGGAATTACTGGAGTAAACATAGATGTTGAATAATGCAAGTAATGATGAATCATATAGGGGTTTAAGTGAAAAACGTATCGAATTAATCATTGATACTTTAAGCAACTTCCCATATAATGAAAAACAATTCACAAATCATATACTACCATATATTGCACAATGGTTATATGATAATTACGTGAATAAAGAATCGACTTGTGTTATAATCAGTACAATCACCAATATAAACCGATTGCAAGATGAAGTGGACAATATCTATGAAGGTATTGTCTGCTTATCTGCAAAAACCAATTTACAGAATTACTTAACAAAGGAAGAATTCAAAAAACTGGAAGATGTAATTGAACCCCGCAGACGGAACGGAACATTAACTGGTGAACTAGATGACAACGTCAATATTGTCATTAATTATAAAATGAAAAAAATCTTTAAAGAAACCAGTTATGTTAATCGTAAAGGTGAAAAAGACAGTAAATTCACACCATTAATCGAAGCTGTGCCTGAAAAATTAATCGTTTATGATAGTCCATTGCTGGAACAACCACGAAGTTTTAAAATCGTATGGACGAGTAATGTATCATCACGTAATTTCATAACAGCAGGTGAAAATACTGGTGCCACCATACCTGAAATAAGCACATATATTGTGAATGCTGGTTTCAGTCACAATCCTCGTCTTGTTGAAGGAGGATTATCCTGTGTAATTAACACTTTAATTGAATCCGGGAATGCAATTATCAAAACTGATATTGATAATCCTGGTTTTTATTATGATCCAACTAATGATAAGATTACTCCTGTGAAAAAAGTTGTTACTGTACCTTCACAGGAAGAGTTAGCCAAATGTGCTAAATGGTTACATGAATTATCCCGATATTATGAGGAGCATTTAAGCACATTGGCCACAGTCCTAAAATGGTGTTTAATGTCAGAATTTTCTTATGCTAAAAAACAAGCGGGGGATAATATGCCCTGGTTATATTTGAAAGGAACTAGTAAAGCTGGTAAAACTACTCTGGGTCGTATTGGTTTATTTATTCATACGATTCCGAATACTGATGAAAATGATATTGGTGGAACTAGTGTGGATACTGTTGCACGTCTGGGTGTTAAAGTTAGTAAATCATGTGACCCAATATTAGTGAATGAACCTGCTAGTGTTTTCAACCGTAAATCAACTAAAGAGATGATTAAAGTATGTGTTGAATCCACTCTTGCAAGGAGTAAATACATGGGTGCATCTTACGGAGGCATACCTGCATTTGCACCTATATTATTCACTGCTAATATGTATGTGCCTGAAGATGACGCTATTATTAATAGGTTGCATGTGATTAGTTTCAGTTACAATCAACGTAAAAGTGAGTTTGAGAAAAAGGAATTTGAGAATAAATTCCATGTTAAATCACCTCATATCTCACCACTGCAAAACTTGAAATATCTGGGGCAGTTTGCAGCTAGTGAAATAATTGCTGAACCGGGCCTTCTATTGGATGATTGGAAAGAAACAGCTGATAAAATTATTGCTCGTTTCTATAAGTATATGGGTGTTGATGTTCCTGAATGGTTAACATTATGGGAGGAATCTGAAAGCATTGGTGATTTAGATGATAGTCAGCGTGAGGATATTCGGAACTTCTTTGTAAGTGAATTCAATAATGCTCGTAAGAAAGTAAACACTTATGATACTTACGGTAATAGAACACAATCCACTTTAGATATTGATGATGTTACTACTAGTGAGGATTTCACTGATCTGAATTGGAGTATTGTTAATAATCGTATGTTGACATGGGCAATTCCATTCACAAGTGGTCGTAGTGGCCATAAGTATATTTGTTTGACACAGGGTTTACGTAAAGCTTTAGGTGAGCGTTTGGATTTCTGTAGTGATTTAAAGAGTATTGGTGAATTATTAGGATGGGAGTATAAAAATACTCGTTTTGGTAAGTCTACAATGAAAGTTATTAAGATTAGATTTGATGAGTTTATGGAGTTTTTATACCCGAATGTTGAGTTTGAGGATGTGATTTAGAGAATGTTACCTGACTGTTACTTTTGTTACCTGATATTAAAAGTAACAGATTGGGGCATTCTCAGTGCTTTGTTTGTTGATTTGAGGGTGGTTCCGTTGAGTTATTTTTTTGTTACCTCGCTGGGGAGAGAGGCTCCCCCGAGTGGTGAAATATTGTTGTACCCTTGAAGTAACAAAGTAACAAAGTAACACTAAACTATCAAGTAACAAAGTAACAAAGTAACAAAAAAATAATGGAGGTAATATTAATGGAACTAACAATCTCGCACAAAAACAAAGAATATATTATTATAATAGATGATGAAGACTACTCAAAAATCAAAGAGTTAAAACTTTACATCCAAAATGATCATCGCTTTAAAAAAAGAGTAATGTCAAAAAATGGAGTGAGTTTATATAGATTTATTATGAAGACTACTTCTAATCAAATATGCATTCATAAAAATAATAATCAGTTTGATTTTAGAAAGGAGAATCTTTTAATTCTCAGTATGAAAGAATTAAAAGCTTTGATTAAAGAAGGTAAAATTAAACCACGTTATGATAAATTAAACAGAGTTTATTATGAATTTGAAAACATCTGAATTAAACACCTGTTATTATTCACCAGGGAATGATAAACACAGTTGCTGCACACATCCTCGCTACTGCATATTCAATCCTAACAGAATAAGACTTGACAATAACATTCATGAATTAGAAACTGAATTACAACAAAGAATAAATGACTTAAACTTTATTAAAAATGAAGGCACTCGCAATTCAACTGATTATAACACAACAAGAAATAGAATAAAATATTTAAATAAAGATTTAAAGAAATTAAAAGATTTTAGAATAAATATAATTAAAAAGGAGATGAAAGCATATGGCTACTTGGAAAAATGAAAAATACTGGAGTTACCATGGCAAACACACTCCACGTTCAGAGCAGAAACGCATCATTGATGAGATACAGGAAGCAATGGACATGGGATTTAAAAACATTATCCTTGAAGCTGGAACTGGTATAGGTAAAAGTGGAATAGCCACTACCATAGCAAAGATGGTGGATAAATCCTATATTGTTACAATGACTAACCAATTACAGGGACAATACTTGGATGATTTTAAAAGTATGCTTACAGAAATTAAAGGAAGATCTAATTATCCTTGCAAATTGGATTATATTTTACCTTTAGATAATGGTAAAAAAAGAACCTGCAATGAGTGTTTATGTGAGGAAGATGAAGCAGCAAATAATTTAGTTATTAAATATCAAATCATAAATGCTCAATCCACATTTGAAATATATGATAATATCCCTGAGGGATTTCATGAAAATATAATTGCTGATTTAAAATTAAAAAAATGTTTTAATTGTCCATATTTAACAGCATTAAGAAAAGCACAACGTAAACCATGTGTAATTAGTAATTATGATTATCTTTTTTATGCAGGTAATTATGCTAAATTATTCCAGCCAAGAGATTTATTAATATTAGATGAAACTCATAATTTTGAGAAAAAAGTAATGGATTTGGTTAGTGAAACTTTAAATCGTAAAACTATTCTTAAAAAGTATGGTTATGATATATTCTGGGGGATAACTGAGGGTAAGACTTTAAAAGAGGTTAAATCCAGTGATTATTGGATTAAAGTATGTAATGTATTATTGAATTATGCAAATGATAAATTAGAAAAACAATTAATGAAAGTTTCTGATAAAAAATATTCCACTATGGAAACCAGTCAGAGTAATGATTCTGAAATCAATAGTAAAGAAATCAAATCATTAACTAAACAAATAGATAAATACTGTAAATTAATTGAATGTTTAAGTAATGAAAAATGGATAATTGAATTACCAACTAAAAAAGAAATACTTGATGACCCTTATTCTAAAAAAGGTTTAAAAGCTGAATTCAAACCATTAACAATTAAAGATTACAGTGAATCATTATTACAGTTTGGAAATATTAGATTATTTTTAACCGGCACTCTTGGAAATAAGGATAAGTTTTGTAAATGGGTTGGTATTGATCCGTTGGAAACTTATTATATTTATGAGAAATCACCATTTCCCGTGGAGCATCGACCAATTATCAAGGCGTATGTTAAAAGCATGAGTGGTTTTAATCAAAACCATGTGCCTAACTGGAAGGATAATAGGGTCTTGGATAAGATTCGTGAAATCATTAGTAAACATTCCTTTGAAAAAGGAGTTATACATACATCAAGTAATCAACAAGCATGGTGGATTAAAAAAAGTTTAGATAGTAAACTTGTTTGGGTTGCACAGGGCAGTACACGTGAAGAAACTATCCGTAACTTTGAATCCAGTGATAAACCAATTATTCTTGTCGGAGCGGGTCTTAAAGATGGAGTTGATTTCAAGGGAGATAAATGCCGTTATCAGATATTATTCAAAATGCCATTTCCAAGTTTAGCTTCAACACAGGTTAATATTCGTAAGCATTACGATAAAGTGTGGTATGCTTATCAAACTATTATGCCATTAATGCAAGCATACGGCAGAGGCATTCGGGATATGGATGATCATTGCATTATGTATATATTGGATAGTGATTTTGACCGTTTGATAAAGGAGTATAATTATTTGTTTAATGAGTATTTCCTTGAAGCAATTAAAAGAATGGTGAAACCTAGGCCAGTTCCAAGACCAATACGGGTTAATGGAGGTAAATAAAATGAGTAATCAAATGACTTGCGGAGAGTTAATCGAAAAGTTAAGTAAATTCCCAAAAGATAAACCTGTAAAGATAATTGCAATGGGAAGTGAATATGAAGAGGATTTCCCAGATACTGAAAATATTGGTGCAGTAGATTATTCTTATACTTTTGAGGATGAATATGATGAGAAAGGCGAACCTATTCTTGAAGAAAATAAAGAATGGGTAGGAATATTCACAAAAGAATATTGTGATGATTTGTTAATGAATGGATAACTGGAGTTGAAAATCATGTTAGATACTGATTTGTTGAAAATGAGTTGGAATGATGTTTCTGATTTGTTATTAGAACGTCGCATAGAAACTGGTAATGATGTTGCTTATGTTGAATTAGACGGATGTTGTTTGAAAACACATGAAAGAATGAGATTAACCGTATGTTTAAGGAGTATTGAAGATGACAATTAAAGCAACAGAGGAATTAAAGATTTAAAAAAGGAGATTTATGGATGATTAAGAAATTAAGTCCATCACATATACGTGAAGCAGTTGGTGAATATAATGATTGATGAAGTAAGAAATGAATGTTTAGAAGAATTAGTAAAAAGTAGCTCACTTGTCACATTGGAAATTCCAACATGTAAAGTGAATACTGATGCATTACACTATCTTGAGCAGGATAGTGAATTGTTTGTGGAGTTAACTAGTATTAATGAGTTTATGACTCGTGTAAAAATAGGATTTAAAAGCAATAAGGAGGAGATTTAATGAGTAATACAAAATTATTAAATGATACCAGACATTTACTAGTATCATTACACGGCTTAAAAGCATTCGACAATCTAGGTGAATCAGTACAAAGTAATAACAGTCATGTAACTGTTAGCATAAGTGAATTAATACCATTAGATTTCAATGATGAAATAAAAAAAATTGATGAAGCATTAAAAGTTGATGACAGTATTAATGACCCTATAATGGATAATATCACTGAATGGTCCAGTCTTGTCACTGAATTATCCAATAAAGAAAGAATGTTATTCGATAAAAAAGAAACCTATCGCGGTTTAAGTGAAGAAATCATAAAAGGTACTGATTTTAAAGCATTATATGGTAAAAATAATGATAATATTCGTAAACAACATGTTAAAGAAGAATTATCAGAAGAATACTATGAGATTAAAGAATTAGAATTCAATATTGATTATTGTAAACGCCGCATTAGCTTCCTGAAGAGTTTAATTAATACCAAGAACACTATCAATGAGGTGAAACAATGAGTGTTTGCAGATGGTGTGACCAGTATGGACATTGTTGTTTATTTGATGAAATTTGCACTAGCATATGTGGAGTGCATAGTAAATGAATGATTGGTTTATGTTAATCTACATAACCCTATTCATTCTTTTATGTTGTATATGGGTTCGTAGTTATCTGAAAGAAAGGAGTAAGTAATATGATAGTTAATCCATTTGATTATTATATACGTGTAGCTGATTTGATGAAAAAGGATTTACCTAGGCCGAAGCACCGGTCAAGGTTTATTGTTAATGATGGTGAAATTTTACCAATAATTACAGTAGAGACAAAAGTATGAACTGTGAAACATATGTCAAATTTGTAACAAGTAAAATACAAAATCAAATCAATCACCAGTATAGTATACTGAGCAGAGGGTTGGATCCATTTACTGTTTATGGTGTTGAAAAAAAGATTGAAGTGTTAATTGAATTGGCTGAAGAATTAGGAGTTGAATTAGAATGACTGAAAAACAATTAACATTTTCAGACTTTGAAAACTGGTTATTTCAAACCAAAAAAGAATTAATGAATGATAGAGATGTTGATTTTGATTTAGGGAATGTTACTGTTGAAGTAAATAAAATTAGGTATACAAAAAAGAATAAACACTCAAAGATGGGTGGAAAAAGAGTATTCGTTGTAAAAGTGAATGATAAAAATTATAAAACTCTTGTGTGGTGATGTGGAATGACTAAATGTTGTTGGGAATGTGATTATCATAGACTTGATGGAGATACATATCATAGTGTTGAACGATGCACATTAAGTGGATACACACAAAAAACTGCTTATGACCATTTAAAAGTATGTGAACATTTTAAACCAAAATCAAAAGGATTAAAGGGATTTATAAAAGACTTATTTAGGTGATGATAGGAATGACTGAAAGGAAAATTAGTAAAGAAATAAAAGAAGATAAATTTGAAAAATATGTGAAAATTCCAGTTACAATTGAGGCATATCAAACTGATGAAGAATTGGAAATAGAAACATTAGAAGGCACAATGAAAGCAAACAAAGGAGATTGGATTATTAAAGGTGTAAAAGGTGAATTGTATCCCTGCAAACCTGATGTCTTTGAAATGACCTACGAACAAGTAGATGGTGATGTGGAATGACTAAAAAGTATTCATATAATCTGAATAAGAGGCAGATTGAGGTTAATGGACATTATTTTGCTTTATGTTCAGTTGCCGACCATGGTAATATTGTAAGGATGTTGAATCATTATGAAAAAGAAAATGAATGGTTAAAATTCAAGTTAAAAGAATGCCGAGAACATAAATTATACAGTCGCAGAGAACTGGAAAAAGAGAATGAAGAGTTAAAACAATTCAGAAATAAAGTATCAGAGTTATTAACTGATGAAATCAAGGAAGAAAACGAATTGTTAAATTATTATCTTAAAGAAAAAGCCCCATTATATGCAAACAGACAAGAAGTAATTATCGGTGTTTTAAAAAGATTAAAAAAGGAGTTGGCTGAATGACTGAAAAACGGTTTATAAATGATATTGACATCGGACAGTTGATTGATACGAAAGGAGAGTTATCTACAATCGATTATTCAGATAAATTAGATTTCTATGAGTTATGGGAGTTTTTAAACAAACTTAATGATGAGAATGAGCAGTTAAGACAAAGAAACAATCGCCAATACAAACAATTAAATCATCTATGGACTTTAATGGAAAAGCAAGATTGGGAATCCTTAACAGACATGGTAGAACAGATGAAAAAAGATGAAGAGCAATTACAACGAGAATGGGGAACATGGGGTGATGTGGAAAATGACTAAACAAACAGGTAATTTTGGTGTTGATACCAAAGCGAAACTACATAGCGAAACTGAAATAAATGAAAAAGCAGACTTAAAAAACGAATCAATAACCTCCTCATTCTTCATGTCAGATATTATGAAAGTATTATCCGAATTAGAATGCGAAATATGGGATAATCATGTACCAAAAGACAAAGTTAAAATGCAAAATATGATAGTATACTTAAAATCTGAACTCATAAGCATTAGTAAAAATAATCGGGATATTATCACCATTGGCGGGTATAAATATAAAAGGTGTTATGAATGACTGATCAATCCACAGTACTAGCAAAAGAATATCTAAATCATCAAGAAAAAATGAGAAGAGAATATTTTAGAATATTTCTAGAAGAAACCTTAAAGTTACCTCTTAGAATAAGTTATGAAAAATGGTGTTTACTACATAAAATGTTGGAGAAACTAGAAAATGAAATTAAACAATCTTAAAAAATTATTATGGCGAATAAAATTCAACATATTTCCATTAACCCCAAGTCAAGTATTAAAAATGAATACAAATGAATTTGAAAGAATAAAGGAGTTTTTAAAATGAAATTAGATGGTGAAAAATTATTAGATTTTATAATATTCAACATTGCAATAATACTGATCTTTTTAGTAGGATTCGGAGTGATAAAATGAGTACAATAACCCAAAAAAACAAAACATGGCTAGTCCAAAGCCAATTCGGAACATACACATTCAACAACCGTAAATCCGCAGAACAACTAAACTCCCACTTAAATAACTACGAAAAAATCATCCAATCACATCAAACAGAACAAACACTAGACAACATAATCCAAAAAGTAACCCAACTACAAAAAAACTTATCTGTAATTCAAAATGACTTGGACGAGTTCAAAAAAGAGGTAAAAATATGAAAGAAATAATCATAGATACTCGGGAAACTGCAAGAATAAAACAAGCTACAGAATACTTTGCAAAGCAGGGTTATACAGTAAATACTGAAAAATTACAAACAGGAGATTATCTGATTAATAATGAAGTAGTATTTGAGTTCAAGACTTGGAGCGATTTTATGAGTAGTATAACAGACAATCGTTTATTTAATGAATCAATATCGCAAATCGAAGAGTATTCATATCATTTTGTGGTATTACATGGTACCAATCGTGACTATAAAGAAGCGTTTCAACATAATGGTTTGGACCATAAGCACATAACTGGTGCAATAGCAAGATTGAATACTTACACAAAAATCATCAGAGGCACAGGAACATTAGATGATACCTTTGAACTAATGATGAAATCTGCTGAAAAATGCCTGGACAATAAAACATTATGTAAAGGATTTGACACTAAAAGTGTAAATAAAGCATTCAACGTCCTCGCATTCTGCGTAGATGAAATTAATGCTGAAAGAGCAAAAAGTATAGTTAATTTCCTTGGATTAAAAACATTTATGGATGTATGTAGATTGACATATGATGATTTAATAAAAGTACCTGGAATAGGTGAAGCACTAGCAGATAAAATCATGGAAGCAGTAGGCGAATGAGAAACAAAGTTAGCAAAAAATGAGGATGTTAAAATGAATTCAATTAAAGACAAATTACAGAAATATAATCAAGGATATGTTAAAGGAGAATGCAGGAGTAAAGAATATGAGGCACGTGTAAAACAAGAAAAACGATTAAACCTTAAACTGGACCTTGCAGATACAATGTTTAATGAATTACAATTCCCATTTGCTCAATATCAAAAAAATCATGTGAAAGAATTAATAAAATTATTCAAAAATTTTAAAGAATTACATAATAAAGCAAGTAACGAAGAAATTATATTGTCTTTTATTTTTTATGTAAAAGGACTGGAAATCAAACAAAACTTAATAAACACGGTCGAAGGTCAAAAAACAATACGCACATTAATCCTTAATTTAGATAAACAAATATCTTTCCCAAATATTTATGAAATAATCCACTGGAACATAATTTTATTTTATATTTCACACACTGCAATATTACCTAGAGAACCTAAAAATGTTGATCATAATTTATTATACAATGGAACTTTAAAATGAAACCATTTCCCAGACACACAAACCAGATTTGTAAGTCCCACTATAATATAAGGAAGAAAAAAATAGAGAAAATGAAAAAAGAAGCTACTAAAAAATGGTTAAACCCACGCAAATACTACATAAACAGCTTCATTAATCATCAATCTCTAAACAAATGCCCCGAATGCGGAGCACCTATAAAATACTCTTCCGAAGACGAAGACGAAGCATACTGCACAACGTGCGGACTCGTCACATCAGCAAGCATACAGTACGTAGCAGGAAGAAAAATACACTTGCCCTACGGACTACGATTATAAATTTACTAATTTAATATATATATTTTTTTTAGGAGGAAAAAAATCATGGTAAAATCTTATAAATACAAATCAAAAATAGCAACCGCAATATCCTTCATAGCATTATTCATAATGTATGCCGGAAAAGACAAAATAGCAGAATTATTACCTGCAGAATATGCATTTCTCGCAGGAATAATAGTAACAATAGCAACATATATTTACACACAAAGTACCGAAGATAAAAGAGTACGGACTGCTGAAAAAATCATTGAAGAAAAAATACACTGATTAAGAATGACTACTCAAAGTTTAACTGAAAAAATCCCATACCGAAAAACGGTATGGGTAACAGGATTTTTAAAAACAACAATTTCAAGTAGCCTCATAGCAACAGGCGTGGTTTTGTTATTTAATGGTATAACCGAACATCCGATTTTCGGTACGTCAAATGAGATAAGTATCGTGATTGGAATAATAATGATATTGCTTGCAGTATGCTCTGTTACATTAATTGATATCTGGAAAGATAAAAAGAAAAAAGAAGAATTAAACACTATCAATGAACATATTGAAGAAAGAGCGATTGAAATTGCTGAAGAAAAAATATTGGAAGCAATGGAAAATTTAGAAAAATAATTATTTTTTATGTAAACTGTTAATCTTTGTTAAGCTTAACATAGTATTAACATTAACAGTTGTTAACCTTAACAAAAAATAAACCCCTATCTCTTTTTTTTTGGATGATGATAAAGTATGTCTCGAAAAAGAAAAAACGCAGTTGAACTAAGCGGACACCAAGAAGAAATTGAAGACTTATTATCTGATGAAAATAACTCCGCAAGATTCATCTCACAATACCTCGAAGAAGAATATGGGTTAAAAATATCTCATGTGACTTTATCTAATCATAAAAAAACACGAATGAATGTTATTCGTGATGCAGCTATTGACTACTCTAAAAAGAAGAGTCAGAAAGCTAAGATTATTAATGATGGTAAAACTTGCAGAGCTAAACATGAAGCAAGAGTGAAAAAAGTTTCTTCAGATTTAGAAAAATTAGATGAAATTATTGAAGATTCATTTAATACTCATATTGATTTGGAACGTTTAGTTGCTGATCCTGAATGTGACCAGGTCAAGGTTGAAGGTTTGAAATTGAAGATGCGTCAGCAAGGTATTAGTGCTGTGAATGCTAAGACTAATATTTTAAAGCAAGATTCTAGTGTTGAAGTTAATGTTAATAAAGATGTTACTGTTAATTTGTTAGAGCGTGTTAAAAAGAAACGGCGTGAGTTAAATGACCTCGATAGTGGCTGAAGATATTGAAACTATTGAAGATTTAACTATTTATGATATTTATTCCTCATTAACCGTTAAGAATAGTATTCCTGCTAAGCATGTTAAAGAGTTATCTGATGAACTAATGGATACAGTATTAGATGATGATGCTGAAGACAGGTTATGTGTGATTCAACCACCGCGTACTGCAAAATCATCAACAATAACATTATCATTTCCATTCTGGTTAATTTTAATGAATCCAGAATATAACATCCTTATTGTTAATTATAATGATAAATTAGCTAGTCGGTTTGGTAATCGTTTAAGACAATTATTTATTGATAATGAAGATTTATTAGCTTCACGTGATATTTACTTATCTGATGCAGAACATTCCAAAACATTATTCAGTTTCAAAAACGGTAAAGGAGAATCATTAGGAACAATAAGCTTAGTTGGAACTGGAGGAACAATCACTGGTACTGATGTAGACATATGCATATGTGATGATTTAATCAAAGGTTTCAAAGACACCACTCAAAAATTAATGGATGATCTTTATGAATGGTTTAAGGAAATTATAATTCCGCGTATCGAACCGCATAGCAAATTATTTGTCCTCGGGACACGATGGCATACACAAGACATTATTGGTAGATTACAAAATAATCATCCTGAAAAATACAGGTTCATACACTTAAAAGCACTAAAAGAAGATGGCTCATGCATATGGCCTAACAAATACACACCAGAATATTTTGAAGACCGTAGAGATGAAATCGGGGACCGGATATTTGAAGCACAATACCAAGGCCAACCATTAGACGAAACCGGAGACTTCTTTAACTTAGATTGGTTAATATTTGAAGAAGATTTTGACTACAACAACCCTTTAATCACAGGTAAAGTCAGGTCATGGGATTTAGCTTATAGTGATGAGGAACCTGGAAAAAATAATGATTACACTGCATCCTGTAAAATGTATAGATTAAGTGATGATACTTATTACGTAACTGATGTGAACATGAAACGATACGGAGATGATCTGTTGAATGTTCTACTGAGAACTGCTAGGCAGGACACTCCAAATGTTCGAATATTAATAGAAACTGGAACTAAAGGTGGAGCAGCTAAAGAATTGTATAATCAGTATAAAAAACATTTCACAGGATACATGACCAAACAATCCGAACCCATAGGGTCAAAAGTAGATCGTGCACAAGGATTAAAACAAGCATTAATGCAAGGAAAAATACGCTTTGTATTAAATGATAATCAACGTGAATTATTAATAGGTCAATTAAAAGGATTCCCTCTTGCAAAACATGATGATTTAATTGATGCATTATCTTATGCTATTTTGGAGTTACAGTCACAGGGTGGTAATCAAGTTAAAACTGCAAACAAAAGAAAACGTAAAAGGATGCGATAAATTATGAGCATAATAAAAGATATTGGTAATACATTATTAAAACGTGCAAGTAAAAACAGTACGGTTGGAACCATATCTAAGAAATTAAAAGGATATGTTAGCTTATTTAACCGTGATGATAATGAAAAATCAATCTCATATAAAACTGGTTTAAGCATACTCCGTGATACCCAAGTAGCCACTGGTTTTGATATTCTTAAATATTTATTATCAAGTAAAAAATGGGTATTAACCAATACTGAAGAAGATTCTGAAGTTTATGATTTCATCAAAGATATGTTGGATAACATGAAGATTGACATCAATACTCTAGTTAAACAAATGACTTCTGCAATAATGTGGGGATTTAATGTTCATGAATTAATATTTGATGTTAATGATGATGGTAAATTAATTATCACAGATATTGTACCTGTGCATATTAAAACCTTGCAGGAAGATCCATTTAATTATGATGATGTTACTGGTGAATTAGTTAGTATTCGTCAGACAGTGGATAAATATGCAATTGATATTCCTGAGTATAAATGTTTAATATATAGTTTTGGTTCATTGTATGATGAAAAAGAAGGAAGAGGATTATTATATGACTTCCTACCATTAGTTGAAGACAAGGAAAACTTGATGGATTGGTTAATGACTTTCGCTGAACGTAACGGTAATCCCACAATGTATGGTAAAACTGATGACCCAGTATCACGTGATGAAATGTTGGATGCTTTTGAGGATGTAGCTGATGGTACAATGGGTTTAACCTGTGCAACAACTGAGGACGTCGGAATACTTGAAAGTTCACATAATGGTGAAATATTCTTCAACGCATTACAGTATAAAGATAATCAAATATTCCGCCGTATGTTCATTGGTAACTTATTAATGGGAGATAATAGTCAAACTGGAACCTATGCACAAAGCCAAACCCAGTTAGAATTCGGTCAATTAGTATTCGATGGAATACTCGAAGAAATAGCAAATACCATCCAACAGAAATTAAATTGGATAACTGAATTAAACTTTGGTCCTGGTCGTAAAGCACCAATTTTTAGTTTTGATAAATTCACATCTGGGGATATGAGTAAATTATTCAATATTCTTACTCCATTAATGCAGAATGGTGTAATTGATACTGAGAATAGTGCCATTCATGAAGCATTATCATTACTGTTTAAATCTGAAGCTGGTGTGGAGTATGTGAATAATGAACTGGAACCAGTAGAATTTGAACAAGAAACCGGTATTGATGAAACTGATGATACACAACAGTTACTTGATGATTTGATGACTTATGAGCAAGAAACAGAACAAACTCTTGAAACAGTATGAGCAATGGAATGCTCAACAGTTCAATAAAATCTACCGTTTATGGGAGCAGAAATTTAGCAGGTCACAAACCCTTGAGGAATTCCTTACATACTTAACTGTAAATGAGGTTATGGATGTAGAGGAGTACAGTGCTAAAATCAATAATATTATTGATGTTGATTTAAACCAGTTAAGCTTTAATCGTAAAGCACAGGAAGACCTGACACGTGCCACTATTCATAACAATACAATGAAGTTAGTGCAAAGTGTTAATGATGATTTCAAGGAACATTTACGAACTCAAGCTGCCGAAGCATTCAGCAAAGGTGTATCACCTCAAGAGTTCGGGAAAATGATAAAAGCACCACCATTAATAAAAGGAGTGAATGGTGCTAAAAGGTCAGTGACTGCTGAAGTAAGAAATCGTATGATTGCACGTACTGAAGCTAAAAGGGCATTGAATGCAAGTAACTTAATCATCAATAAAGAACGTGGAGCTACACATTGGTATGCTATCGGGTTTACTGATGAGCATACATGTGAGGAATGTATTGAAACCTATGGTACACCAGAAGATTATGTAATGTACCCTATAGAGGACACAAATAATCTTCCTCCATTGCATCCTAACAGTTTATTGAAAGGCACATTAGTTTTCACTACTCAAGGATTCAAACCTGTTGAAGAGCTAACTATCAATGATAAAGTTTTAACCTTAAATCCTGAAACTGAAGAAACTCATTTTGTTAATCCGATAGCAACTATTAAACATTATGAGAAGAAAGCGACAAGGATTTACAATAAATGGTTTGATATGGGAGTAACTAATAATCATGACATATTTATTCATCAAAGAAGAGATGGAGGTGCTAAAGGAAGATATTTTGAACCACAATTCCGTAAACCTCATGAATTAACAAGTGAAAGTAATTTTGTGTTGCGAATTAAACCGAAAATCAATGGTGTTGATGATAAGGATTATGCTTTTGTTATGGCATGGTATTTGTCAGAAGGTAGCATTAGAAGTAAAAATACATTTAAAATATCTCAAGAGATTAAAGAAAATAGAGATATTATAATATCTCATTTTAAACAAATATTCGATGATATTACAGTAACTGATGATAGTATAATTATCCACCATCCTGAATGGACAGAGTATTTAAGACAATTTGGTAAATCTCATGAAAAGTATATTCCAAATGATGTATTCAAATTGAATATCGATTCATTAAAAGTATTCATTGATAATTACATTAAAGGTGATGGGCATGAAAGAGGTAATGAAAAAACCATCTTTACATCAAGTAAACGATTAAGAGATGGATTATGTTATGTTCTTATATTAATGGGTTTGAATTGCAGTATTTCATTACATTCTGAAAAAGGAACTGAAACAAGACATGATAATGGAGCATATATTCAAAATCATGATGTATGGTGCATTAGAATTAAAAACAGTAAGCATATTAGATATTCTTCCTGCACTCATGAACTTATTGATTATGATGATTATGCTTATTGTGTAGATGTACCCCCATTTCATACAATTTTAACTTGTTATAATGGGAAAATATGTTGGAATGGTAATTGCAGACATACTGCTGTGTTTGTTAAATTATAAAAAATTTTTAATTTTATTTTATTTTATTTTTTTTTAATAATAAGTGGTAGAATAGTGAAGTGGTCAAACACGATGGGCTAAGGACTCATTGACTTAGTGTCTTCGCAGGTTCAAATCCTGCTTCTACCATTTTTATTTTTATATCCAATGATGTTAACACCTGTGTTAGCGGAGGCTATAAACTTTATTAATAATTATAATGAGGTGAATTACCCATGGGTAAAAAAAATGATGAATCAAATCCAAACCCTGATGATCAACATCAGGAACAAAATCCCAACCCAAAACCACAAGAAACAAATGGGCAAGAGGATAATCCTTTGGATAAATTCCAGAAAATTAAAGACAACTATGAATCTAAAATCAATGAGAAAGATGAGCGAATCAAAGAACTCGAAGAACAACTAAAACAAAAAGATGAAGAAAACAAAAAAGCTCTCGGAGACTTAAACAATGAAGTTGATGAGAAACTCAAACAATCCGAAGAGTATAAAGAAGTATTAAAAAAATTAGAAGTTCTTGAAAAAGAAAGAGCAGAAGCAACTGTGGATGCCTATATTCAAAAAGGAGTTATATTGCCTATACAAAGAGATACAGCTGTTAAATTATGTTTAACTAACAATGAGACATTTTTAGATTTATATCGTGATGCTCAACCTATAGTGCAAACTGAAGAAAAAAGATTCAGTGCGCCAACCGGCGTAGCAGAACGTATAACAAAATATTTAAAAAAATAATTTTTGGAGGCATGAATACATGAATGACGATATATACATGTTTAATGGGATTACTCTCCCATGTAAAGCAACTGAAGGTGCAATAAGCATCCAAGAATCTGGAAGTGTGAAAGGAGATATGATGGTTCCAGTATACGCAAATCCTATTAAAAAAGGAAAGGCAGTAGCCATCGTAGGAATTACTGAAGACGGATATCCTTTAGTGGAATTAGCAACTGGCAGTAATGGAACAATCATTGGTTTCGCACATGATAAACCTGAACCTAAAGAAGACCCAACACAATCTTATACTAAAGCTCAAGCAATATCTGCTAATGTACTAAGATTCTGTGGTGTTGAAACTGCATTCACTGATATTCGCCCAGTAACTGCAAAAGCAGGCGAGGGCATTAAAGTAGGAAATTATGTTAAATATGGTGCAGATGGCCAATCATTTGAAAAATCAAATAATGAAACTAATATGATTGCATTATCAGACCAAGATTCTGAAAACAGAGTCAATATTGGTATTAAATAAAAAAATAAGGAGGATAATTAGAATGGTATTTAACGGATTACCGGAAGTATTTGATGACAGAGTTCAAAATGCTGAATTATACATGCAAAAAAGAATTTATGAATCATTAAAATTCTTAAGCATACTCCCAATGGAACAAAATGAAACTGGTTTATTCAGTAATTATATCCATGGGGATGTGGAAGTTGGAAAACCAATGTATACCAATAATGGTATTACATTCAATGAAATTAAATTTGGACAAGGAAAAAGCGTAGGTGGACAAACCTTACCTAACGGTTACATGTACAATGTAAGTACTCGTAGTAAACAAAAAGGCACATATGAAAGCGACCTTTTAAGTTTTTATAATGCATCTGTTGTTCAATTTGCAGATTTCTATGAAGAAGAGTTTGCAAAATCAATCCTTAAAGGAGGAAGACAATCATCAGTTGGACTGGAACAATGGGATACTGCAGAACATATTATTGATAATGAATTGACTCTTGATGATGAAATGAGATATGATTCTAAAGATAACAGAACTGGATATGCTCCAAATACTGCTATCGTATCTCGTAAAACTAAATTAGATATTGAGCAGGCTTTACGTGTTGAAAAATATGATTCCAATTGGAATTATATTTCATCTAACAGAGTGCCTGATGGTGTTTTCGCTATCTTTGATAGGTTTAATCCGGGTGCAAATATTCAAAAATATGCTGACCCTGAATACAGTATGATTCAGGCATTAGCAGATAATGGAATTGATAAAACTGAAGATGGTGAACCTATTCCTAAAGCATTTATTAATGCGGATGTTAGATCTAACAGAAGACCTCAAAATGAAGAACATTATGTATGGGCTGAAGCTAATCTTAACATGCGCGACAGTAACGGTTTCTTAATTGTAACAGGAGAATAATTATTTTTTTTCCTGTTTACAATTAAATTTTATTTTTCTTTTAAAAAGGAGGGAATAAAATAATGGTTAAGGGATATTCTCCTCTTGAAGGAAGTCAAGAGGATATTGATCGTAGATTATTAAGGAAAATTGCAGCGCTAGAACATGCTATTAGTAAAGAAACTGCAAGAGTGAAAGCATTAGAAGATGCTCTTGGTGAATATGAAAGTGAAAGCACTATTGCTGAAAGGTTAGATGCATTAGAAACTCCTGCAAATCCTTAAAGGAGGTTTGGATTAAAATGTCATATTGTACACATGACGATGTAACTAACTTATTTGGAGATATTAGTGCTGAAGTCTCTGAGGAAATGTTAGATAGAGTTATTCAAAATAGTACAGTATGGATTGAACATAAACTCAGACAGAACAATATTTCCATTCCATCCGAAGATGTTGAAATATTAAATACAATAGCTAGTTTTTATAGTGCCTGTCAGATAGTTACCAGTCTTTACCATGGTGATGAAAAACCTGAAGTAAGCAATGTGTGGTGCAATGAGGCCAGAACATTAATGGATGAGTATATTGAGGGGTATTTGGATAATCCGGATAATCCTGAACATGATAATCATCAAATGGTTAAACATTCACATGCACGGTCTTATAATCAGAAAAGAGGTCGTAGGGGTGTTCGTAGATGGGTGAGATAAAAGATTTTGTTGAGTTATACATCCAAGACAGTGGATTATTTGAAGAAAAGGTTAAGGAAATCCAGTTAGATTTGGAAGAGCAAACCAAACTATCCTTGAATACTGGTATGAATAGTTACACTCCTAAATACCGGAGTTTACCACAGAGTCAACAGTATAAAAGAACCGGTCATACAGCTGATAGTATACGTTCAGAGTATACTATACAAGGTAAAACTGGTATAATCAGATGCTACCTTAGTCAAGATGATTACACTAAATACGTTGATGAAAACAGCATATGGAGTGGTTATCATTTCTTCAAAGGAGGATTGGAAGCTATAATAAGTATGTACGGGTGAGGATGAATTATGTCTGATGAAATTACAATTAACCCCGACATTGAATACACTGTGGAAATATCAGAGAGTTTAACCCCAGATTATAAAATCAGTTCACAGATACAGGAATGGTTAAAAACTAATCTTGAAGGTTTAACTGATGATAACAATCATACAATCTTCAATAAGGTTAATAATGGATATAATGACAGTACTTTGAATACATTTGCTAATAAACCAGTATGTGATATTCATATTTCTGATGTTGAATATGATACTGATTTGGATGATCATAAACCTACCCGTATCAATACTGCATTAATCTTCTATCTGAAAGGAGCTAATAATCATACTAACATGTTAGCATGTGATATTCATGATTATATTATGCAAGAGTTCTTTACCAATCCCGTATTCCAATGTTTAGAGGATATTGTGAAAGAAACTTATATTACGGGTAGTAGTATAATGAATCAACCCATTAATAAGAAATGGGGTGTTATGGGTACTTTTGAATTAACCCATATCTTATATTAAAAGGAGTTAAAATAAGATGGCTAAGAAAGAAATTAAAAGTGATTTTGATTTAAAGGTTGCTTTAAATGAGTTACAATGTCCGGATATGTTCAAAGCCGGATTAAAAAGTTATATTGAACGTAATAATCTTAAAATTAATAATATTACTAACTTTAAAAAAATTGTTAAAGAATATAGTGAGGTGAAATTATGACTGCTGAGATACCTGGAGTACATGTATCATATACATTAGACTTACCACCAAACCCTAGTCAAAGAAACGGATATGCTAAAAAAATTGCTTTAATTGGAGCATTCGACACTACTGAGGTCAGTCCTCAATTGTTCACTAAATTAAGTGATGCATTAACTACAATGGGTAGTGACACTGCTAATTATAATGGTTGTAAATGCTTAGCACCATTATTCGGGGGAGCATCCAGTATATTATGTGTAAACATTACCACTGAGAGTAATAATACTCGTGATAAAACAATCACTACTGCTAAATTAACAACTGCATTAAGTAAAATCAAAGGGGAAGATTGGGATATATTATTTGTTGCAGATAACTTAACTGCTGACTTCTTACCATTAATCACTGCATTATTAGATGAAGTGGCAGAAATGAAATTCCCATCAGGATTCCTTGGAGCAATCAATGGTGCAAATACTAGTGCTAATGTCGCATTAGCAGGACTTGCAGGTGACCACTGCTACGGTTTACTCACCCAATCATTCACTATTGGAGGTACCAGTCGTGATTTATTATACAGTGCAGCATACTATGCAGGTTTAATCGCAGCATTACCAGTCGGTAACAGTATGACTAATAAAATCGTCTCTGGGGTAAATGGTGTCAGTCCTGAGCAAACTTTTGAAACTGGTGATGATGGTAAAACATTAGTCGGTGCAGGAATCACTATCTTGAAATGTCAAGACCGTAACGCTGGTGAATATGTGGTAGTTAATAGTGAACAACCAAACGGATTAGATTTATATATTAACAGAGTAAGGGATTATGTTGTCAAAGAAATGAGTTTACATCGTTTCCTTGGAGACCGTAACAGGCCAAAAACATATAATCAAGTCATTCAGGAATTAGACCGTGTTAAATATGAGTGTGTTGATACCTTAGACTTATTAAAAGATATTAAGTACACTGTTGAAAAAGAAGGTCGTAAAACTGCTAAAATCACTATTGAAGAATTGTTATTTGATGATGTGCTTACAACTATTAATGTTGAAGTTCGTGTTAAAGTTGAGGGATAAAAAATGGTTAAAACAGTTGATATATTAATTGGAGCCAATGAAAACGGTAACGGTGGATTAACACTTATGCGCGGAACAGGATTTAAAGATAATCCAGACATAAGTGATGATGGAGTTCCTTGTTTTGATGAAGTAGTAACACAGGGAAGTGACACTATTGGTGGTACTATTGAAATGGATAAACTTGCCTGGGATAGTATGGCAGATTATGTTGCTCTCAGGGATAAATTAAAAGATATGTTATCCAATCCAGCTATGGTTTCTGTTTTTGAATTAATTAAATTCAAAGGGGAGCCACCTTATGTTATACAGAAAAATTATCATGGTTGTGTTGTATCTGGTAATGATTATGAGATGAAACCTGCTGAAAAGTCAACTCGTAATTTGAAATTCAGGTATGCTCTTTGTGATGAAAAGGATCCTGTTGAACGTGAGAGTCTTGATTAAATTTAAGATTCTCATTTATTTTTTTTTAAAATTTTTTTTTCAGAGGAGTGAATATTTTTTATGGATAAAAAAACACCAGTAATTGAAGTTGATGAAGTAAGCTTGGAGGATTTAATAATCCTTGGTGATGAAAAGTTAATTAATATTAAAATTAGTTACCCTAAAGAAGAAGAGGGAATTATTCGTACTGTGACTAGTAAAGCTAAGATTAAACAGTTAACTATGAAGGAATTAAAGAATGTTGATATGAATAATATCACTATTACTACTGCTATAAATATATTGTGTAAAGCATTGTTTAAACA